TTCAACGCCGCCCTGCACCCGCGTGGGCCGAACGGGCGGTTCACCCGCTCGTTCGCCCGCCACATGAACAGCCTCGACGCACAGAAGGCGACCAAGGCCAGGTCCGGATTCAAGGCCCGCGCACTCCGTGGCGCCGAGGACGCCCGCCGGTACCTCGGCGGCCTGTTCGGGTCGAAGAAGTCCGGCGGCGGGCCGGCCGGGATCCGCCAGCACCTCGACTCCGGCGCGCTCGGCCGGGCCAACGCGTCGCTACGTGCCGGCAAGAGCGGCCCTGAGGTCCAGGTCATCGACAAGGAGATGCGGCCACTGCCGCACGACCTCGATCTGTTCCGCAGCGTCCCGGCGTCGAAGTTCGGGCACGTCGACCCCAAGAGCCTCGACGGGATGCTCGTCTCCGACGCCGGCTACTTCCCGACCACCGTCGCCCCACAGAAGGGCGGTCCGGGCACCGTCCAGCTCCACGTCCAGGCGCCCGCCGGCACCAAGGCGGCGGTGGACCCCGACTCGGGTCAGGTCGTCCTCGGACACGGCGCTGAGATGGCCGTCGACAGCGTGGACGTGGCGCCGGACGGCTCGACCCGGATGAACCTGGTCGCGCTGCCGGAGCAGACCCCGTCTGGCGTCACGGCCAGCGCCGACGCCGGCTCGGCACCATTCGACAGCCGGCTCGCCGCCGCCCTGTCCAGCCAGGCGGCACTTGACTCGGTCCCGTCTAGCTTCGAAGAAGAGGACCCGAACCGGACACCCGAACAGAACGACGCCCTTTTCAACTACCTCAACGCCGGTTTTATCGAGATCAACCGGCAGTTACGGGATGGGCAGTTCAATCCGAACACGCGGATCGAGGAGTGGGTCAGGGGCCTCGATTCCGTCATGGATCAATCGCATCTCCCTCACGACGTGCAAGCGTGGCGCGGGGTATCAATGGCCAGCCGAATGTTCGGTGACCGCCTCAATGGCGACATGACCGGAATGGAATGGCGGGAAGACGCCTATTCCTCAACCTCCACCGACAGGACGATCTCCGAGGACTTCGCCACCGACGGGGAGGAGCCGGTGCTGATGCGGCTGGTCGTGCCCGCGGGCACCGGCGCCCTGCGGGTCAGCGGTGCCGAACAAGAGTCGGAGATTCTCCTGGAGCGCGGCGTGCGGATGCGCGTCGTCGCCGACCGGGGCGTGGATGCGCGTGGAATCCGGCAACTCGACATCGAGGTGATTCCTACGTGAGTAGCCAGCCGGGCGAAACGCCAAGAGAGGCGGCTGCAAGACGCCAAAACGGCGACTACGAGGTGCCCATCCTTACCGAGCCGGCAGGCGGACCCGTTCCAGTCGGCCCGAAAGTGCCGAAGGGTCGGGTCTGATGGACGACTACGACCTGTTCCTTCGGGCCCTACCCGGCCACGACGACCAGAAGCTTCACCACTACTGGACCCAGGGCGAGGGCAAGGCCAAGTGGGCCGGCTCCCCGAAGCCGTGGACCACGCTGGTCGCCCACCTGACGAAACACGTCGGCCTGGCCAAGGCGAAGGTCTACGCCAGCCGCTGGTTCTACGAGGTCTTCGGCTTCTACGCGGGCGCAGATCTCAACAGGGTTACCCACGGTAAGCCACCCCGCGGCAAAAAGGTTGGCCCCGGCTGACTGAACGCCGGAGCCAACGCCGCACCTTGCCCAACCGAGCCCTACCGGGCCCCGCGGTGCCGTGCCTTACCCCGCCGCGCCTAGCCGTGAACTTCCCGAGCCTACGCCCCGTTCCTCTCCACCCAAAGGAGGTGCGTGGGAGATGCCGCGTGGCCATATCGAATGCCTGCGCTCATTTGATTTCGATAACCGCTCCGAAACCGGCGATGGTCGTGAACTGGTCGGATACGCGGCCGTCTTCGGCGTTCCCACCAAGATTCGTGATTCTCAAGGGGAATTCCTGGAGTCGATCGCGGCCGGCGCGTTCAAGGACTCGATTGCCCGCCGGATGCCGGTGATGCAGTTCGACCACGGCAAGGACCCACGCGTCGGCACCGCACCCATCGGCGACATCAAAGAACTCCGCGAGGATCAGCACGGCCTGTTCGTGCGCGCCCAGCTCTACGACCACCCGGATATCGAGCGGGTACGACTGGCTATCAAGGGTCGCTCGCTGCGCGGCATGTCGTTCCGCTTCTCCGTGCCCGATGGCGGCGATCACTGGGAGAAGCGCGACGGCGTTGACACGCGCGAAATCCGGACCGCCAACGTGGCCGAAGTCGGACCGGTGACATTCCCGGCGTACGACACCACCTCGGTCAGCGTTCGGGACCTGATTTCCACCCTCGACCCGGACGAGTACCGGGAATTGATCCGTCAACTCGCAGCCGAACTGCGGCGCGCACCGGATCTCACAGACCTCGTCGGGCAGTCCGGGCCGGAGCGCCCGGACGGCGACGACCTCGGCTCGAAGCCCGGAAGTGGCCCAGTGCCGGCACCCCATCTCCGCCAGCGCCTCGATGACGGCGCACTTCGAACCCGAGGAATCCTTCGATGACCATTGAGATCATGGCCGAGCTGCGCGGCGCGGCCACCGACACCAACGGCGACAACCTCGCCGAAGCCCTGCGCGGCAAGACCCCCGACGACCTCCAGCACTTCGTGGAGGTCCTCGACGCGCACCTGCGCACCATCCACCAGGACGAGAGCACCGGCGAACTGCGGGACAAGACCCCCGCCGAGCAGACCGCCTTCGACTACGGCCTGAAGCTGCGCGACCTGGCCATCAAGAAGATGGACGAGCACCGCGCTGTTCAGGAGGTCTTCAAGCGCCGCCCGAAGGCCGTCGAGGCGGCCATGCTGAACCTCGGCTCCCGGGACAAGACCGACCCGTACGGCGACGTGCGGCGGATGTCCGTCAACGAGGCCCGCGACCGGGCGCTGCGCGTCCTCGACGACCGCAACTCCGCCGCGCACCTGAGCGCGGACGAGAAGGACACGGTGGAGCGGCAGGTCCGCGTCTCCACCGACATCGCCCGCCGGATCCTCGTCACCGAGAACGAGGACTACCGCGACGCGTGGCTGAAGATGGTCACCCGCCCCAACGGCGCGGTGTACCTGTCCGAGGACGAGCGCCGCGCAATGATGGCGTTCGACGAGTACCGGACCATGTCCGAGGGCACCACGACCGCCGGTGGCTTCGGTATCCCGGTGTTCATCGACCCGTCGATCATCCTTACCGCGCAGGGGTCCGGGAATCCGTTCCTTCAGATCGCCCGGCAGGTCGACGTCAACACCAACGCCTGGAAGGGCGTGTCCTCGGCCGGCGTGACCTGGTCCTTCGACACCGAAGGCGTCGAGGTCTCCGACGACTCCCCGACGCTGGCCCAGCCGACGGTCACCGTCTACATGGCCCGCGGTCTGATCCCCTACACGATCGAGGTCGGCCAGGACTACCCCTCGTTCGCGGCGGAGATGTCCACCCTGCTCGCCGAGGGTTACGACGAGCTGCTCGTCGACAAGTTCACCCGCGGCACCGGCACCGGCGAACCGCAGGGCATCCTCACCGTGCTGTCGGCCACCGCCGGCGCCCGGGTCGGGGTGCAGACCTCCGGGGTGAACTTCGGCGCCAACGACCCGTACGCGGTGTGGAAGGCGCTCGGCCAGCGGTTCCGCCGCAAGGCGTCGTGGCTCATGTCCGTGGACGTAAACAACAAGATCAGGCAGATTGCCACGGCGAACGTGTTCCACGCGTTCACCGAGTCGCTGCCCGCCGAATGGGCGGACATGCTGTTCGGCAAGACCGTCTACGAGTCGCCGTACATGCCGGACACCACCACGTCGACCGCGGCGAACTCGGGTCTCGCGATCGTCGGGGACTTCCAGCAGTACGTGATCGCGAGGCGCGGGGGCATGAGCGTGGAGCTGGTGCCCCACCTGACGTCGACTACGACGAACTTGCCCAACGGCACCCGGGCATGGTTCGCGTACAGCCGCATCGGTGGCGGAGCCGCATCGACAAGCGCCTTCAAGCTCCTGGTCAACACGGCGTAGCGGAGCCGGACAGGTAAGCCGATGCCCATGACCACATCCGATGTTCCGTATCCGAAGGGAAGAGCGATGGCCGATACCCGAACCGCTGCGGAGAAAGCCGCCGCGGACCGCGAGGCCGAGCAGAAGGCGGCTGCCGAGCGGGCGGACAAGGCGGCAGCCGACAAGCTGGCCGCCGAGGAGGCGGCGGCAGAGAAGGCGGTCGCGGACGCGAAGACCCCCGCCGAGAAGGCCGCAGCCGAGAAGTCGCTGGAACAGGTCACGCAACGCGTCGAGGCGCAGAAGGCCACCCGGAAACCCCGCCGCGCCGACCTGGCCCCGGCCGGGGCGTCCGGCGACCCGGACGTGCAGCGGCTCCTCGCCCAGCGTGAGGCGCACAAGATGAACGCGCAGCCCGATCCGAGTTTCGCCGCCCAGCGCGAGGCGGCCGAACAGGCGATGCGGGAAATCGACGAAGCCCTCGCCGAACTCGGCTACACCGCCGAGTAATCCGCACGGAGAAGCCCCGGACCCGACGGTGTGTCCGGGGCTTCTCTGCGCCCGACGGAAGGCCAACCATCCATGCAGATCGTGTACGCCAAGGAC